CGTAAACGCATCATTGATCAGAACTTGAGTTACTTGAACACTAGATTGGGACAATATTTGGATCGTATTGGTTTGCCGCACACTGTCAAATTCTTAAACGACTTGAGTGTCAGTATTGAAGAACTGGGACGTGAACTGGATTTTGACAACTTGAGCCGAGGCGAGCGTAATAGACTTATACTGTCATTGAGTTGGGCTTTCCGTGATGTATGGGAAAGTCTATATCAGCCCATCAACTTGATGTTCATCGATGAAGTTATTGACACAGGCATGGATTCATCGGGTGTTGAAAACGCTCTAGCCATTCTGAAGAAGATGGCACGTGAAGGCAATCGTAGTGTTTGGTTGGTCAGTCACAAAGATGAACTGGCCGGACGTGTGAACAATGTGCTGAGCGTGGTCAAAGAGAATGGCTTTACTAGTTACAACACAGACGTGGAATCATCTTGAAAATTTTAATCACAGGCACTCGCGGACTGGCACTTGCCCTGGGCAATGCCTATGCAGATCACTCAGTGACACTGGTTTCAAAATCAAACGGGTTCGATATCAACAATATCAAACAATGGGGCATTGAATTTTTAGACTATGATTGTGTGTTTAATTGTGCATATGATGGATTTGCACAGGTTGGTGTGTTGGAGTTTTTTTATCAGCACTGGAAACACAATCACAATAAAAAGATTGTGACCATTGGTAGTAGAGTTGTGACTCACAAACGTTCACAATCAGAGGACGGCTATTGGGCCTATCGAGCACACAAACAAGCACTACAACAGGCACATGATGCAATGTTGTTGGATGCCTGTTGTGACATGACTATTGTTCACCCTGGCCCCGTTGACACTGACATGATACAGCATCTTGACATTGTCAAAATGAATCCCAATGATCTAGCAATCACTATAAAAAACATTGTTGAGTTGGGCACAATCAAAAGAGTTGATCTATGGCAAATATAAATTGGCAATACTATCACTGGCACCTTGAGCCAAGTGCTGTATGCACTCTCAAATGTCCAAGATGTCCACGCACCGAACATCCAGAAACTCCTTGGTTAAACTACAACATGGACTTGTCGTTTGTACAGAGTTTCTTGACTGAAGATATGTTAAGAAATCAAGTTCGTCGTATCACCATGTGTGGTGATGTGGGAGATCCAATCTACTGTAAAGAATACATTGACATTTGCCGATACATCAAATCAATCAATCCCAAAATACATATTTTTACCGTCACTAACGGCAGCCATAAAAAACCCGAGTGGTGGGCCGAACTGGGGTCGGTGCTGAATCAATACGACACTGTGAATTTCAGCATCGACGGCTACGATCAAGCAACAAACAATCTGTATCGAGTCAACAGCAATTGGGACAGTATCATCAACGGCATCACAGCCTTACGAAAATCCAATGCTGAAGTGTTTATCAACTGGGCTGCCATTGTTTTTAGTTTTAATCAACATCACATAGACACAATCAAACAGCAGGCAGCAACTCTAGGTCTAGATGGACTACAACTAACAAAAAGTACCAAGTTTGGCAGCAAGTATGGCGAGGCATATCAGGGAAACAATGATTCGCTTGAACCCAATCCTGAGTGGGTCAGTGGCAGTCACAGGTACGAACGTGAGCTGATTGATATTAGCCATCGACAACAACACAATCAAGAATACATACAGCATAATCAACAGATGTATCAAAAAATAAAACAACAATACCAGGGTCAACCCATTGTGCCCATGTGCGAAATTGGCAATCGAGGTCTGTATGTCAATGCAGAGGGTGTTGTATTTCCCTGTAGTTGGACCAGTTTTCCGTATCATAGTTTGAGCAATGACAACAAAACCATACACTGGCAAGACAGTTTCTTTGCACAGTATCGAGACCGCATGAATCTACGTGTTCGAAGTCTAGAAGAAATTGTACAGGATCCTTTGTGGCGATTGTGCAGTCAAGGGTGGACTGATCCAACTAAAACATGGGTCGAGTGTAGTCAAAAGTGCAATCAATCGTTGGTCGATCAAGAATATTCAGTGGGATGGCTCACCAACTAATGCTGTCATTTACTTTTTTAATCGAAGCCGAGCACGGGCAAACACCGCCACAAATTTGTGCTGGATCTGATAATTTTCTATTGCCTGTTGGTCAATCAACCATTGACATCGCTGTCCCAGATGAACAATCTTTGACTTTGGATTTTTACAGCAAGTCCGAATCGGATACTGTGATCAAGGATGGTCAGATTGTAGCCGATACTCAATTTAAGATATTGACTGCATGGTGCGATGGAATACTGTTAGAAAATTGGTTCAACAACATCACTGTTTATCGTCCCAACTATTTTGAAGGATTCTTACAGCATTGCCCCGATGCACCCAAAGAAATCATATCGTCTTATCAATTTAATTTTCCAGGAACCATCAGTTGGTCTTGGCAGGGTAACTTTTGGGACTGGTATTTTGAAAAGAAAAATAGTTATGAAGTCATCAACTTCATTGACCAGGAACCTGATCGTGCATGGAAATTTCGCGGGAGCCTTGATCCTTGTGAAGATCTTGTGCTACAAATAAAGCAGGTTTTAGAATTATGAATCGTTTTGCATTTATCAATATTCCCAGTCAAGAGCTTGAGCGTCCACCGGCAGCGGCTGCGGCATTGAGTTCTTGCATTAGAGCAGTTGGGTGGGATTGCAAAATTTTTGACTTCAATTTATTTTTGCATAAAAATGTCAACACTGAAATTTGGATAGAATTAGAATGCTACTGGAGATGCAAAAGTTTAGAACTGACTCCTGATGCAAGAACACGGTTAGAACAGGTGATAGACCTGTTTATACAAGATGTCATACAATATCAACCAGACATGTTGGGCTTGAGTGTGTTTACCAGAATGAGTGTTATACCAGCTTGGGAACTGTTGCAACACATTAGGCCCAGGATTGATTGTCGAATTGTGATTGGCGGTAACGGTGCGTACTCTTGGCCGGGTGGCTTGCCGGCGTTGGAAAACATAGATAACAAAACCAATAGCTTTAGTGAATTTGCAAAGAATCACAATTTGATTGACCATTACATACACGGCGATGGCGAAGTAGCCATCATGGAATTGCTCAAAGGTAACTTGGACTATGCTGGCATCGATGGAATACCGCCAATACAGATAAAAGACATCACCAGTCTACCATATCCAGACTATCGAGATATAGAACCCACAAATTATTTGTATACACACGAACCTGGAATGTATATTACAGCCAGTAGAGGCTGTGTGAGAAATTGCACTTTTTGTAATGTACCTCAAATCTGGCCCAAATACCAATCAAGAACCGCCGACGATGTTGTAGAAGAAATCATCAGAGGCAAGACCGAATTTGGAGCAAATGTTTTTCAGTTTACCGACAGCCTGCTCAATGGCAATATGAAAACCTGGAGAGAAATAAATCGCAAATTGATCCTGGCCAAAGATGCTGATCCAGCATTGGAATCCGTCAGCTATCTTGGTCAATTTATTTGTCGCACCCGACTGGATCAAACAGAACGCGATTGGGAACTGATGGCACGAGCCGGGGCTGATATTTTGATCACTGGATTTGAAAGTTTTAGTCCTAGTGTGCGTAAACACATGGGCAAACACTACAGCAACGCTGATATAGATTTTCATTTTGCACAAAGTGCAAAACACGGAATCAAAAACGTGTGTTTGATGTTTGTGGGATACCCAACAGAAACTCAACAAGATCACGAATACAATATTGAATTTCTACATAGATATCAAAAATATGCCAAGGCCGGTATCATACACATGGTTCGATGGGGATATACCGGAATGTTCAGTGCTACCAACAAATTTGGTACTGATACACAAGTAAAAATTGTCAATGATCCCGATTTTGCAAACAAACTAAAAAATCTTCCCAAGGGCATCCGAGATATCGCATTGGGTTTTGGTTGGTTAAACGAAATGAATCCAACACTTACACTCAAAGAACGTATTAGACGACGTTTAGAACTGCACGAACTCAGCGTCAAGTTGGGATGGCCGCAGACACGCAGTCGAGAAGAATTACAAATCCTATACAACATTTTGTCAAACTTAAACAAAAACACCATACAGATCGAAGACTTTGAAACACTAGAAACTTTGTTAGATTTCCATTAAAATTACTATGACCACAACAAAGACGATAACTATAATATGTCGTGGATTTATCAAAATACCCCTGTGGACGAGCTGCCAGAAGATTGCGTGGGCTTTGTGTATTTGATAACCAACACGATCTCTGGACGAAAATACATTGGAAAGAAACTGGCCAAATTTGCTAAGACTACCTATCGAATGGTAAAACTCAAGAATGGCACCAAGAAAAAGAAAAAGATTCGCTCAAAGGTCGACTCAGACTGGAGAGATTATTATGGCTCAAATGATCAATTAAACAAAGACGTAGAAACACTAGGCAAACAAAACTTCACCAGAGAAATCATATTTTATTGCAGGTCCAAAGCAGAATGCAGTTACATTGAAGCGCGAGAACAATTCAGACACCAAGTCTTAGAATCACAAGATTACTATAACGGACAGATTTCAGTCCGTGTCCATGGCTCCCACATCAGAGACAAACTCTAATACAAATCAGTAAAGGCTAGCACAGGCTAATGTCGTGTGCCCTAAACCTGGACCTCGGGTCGCAGGGACGGAATCCTCTTCGCTGAAAAGAGTACTCAATCACTATCCTTGACAGGACGAAGATCGCCAATTGCCGCGGTTTGATTGTTTGAAGAAAAAGATAAGGCTAAAAAGACGTGCAAGCGATTGCACAGGTTCGCATATTTCGCTAGTATGTTATATGTAAACTGCCGTTGTAGATAAGAACGCAACTCGAGGTACCGGACAACCGCCTCTGTAATGTTGTAATACTAGTGACTGTTCCGAACTCGGATGAAGCTATCTTTGCCCTGTGCGGGCAAAGTGTGACTGAGGAATCTGGATGAAACTGTTTCGCTTTAGCGTTCAAAGAAAACATGATTGATGAGCGAACAGCGAAATCAATAGATGTACGCAGTACATCTTAAAAGAATGGCATACCTGACTTTTTAGCAGTTTCCATGTTATCTTCGATGATCTTTTCTACGTCTAGGCGTTCTTGATGACTAAGCCCAAGAACATCTGAATAAGTTAATCCCCCACGCATGAACCAACTGATCCGGAGTGCATTGCGTTTCATGGCTTTTGATTCTTTATCGTAGCCGTCCAACAGCTCCACGATACCTTGATCATCAAGACTCAAAAGCCGTTGTCGAAAAAACTTGCGTAGTCAAATTCAATGGGCACTTGATAGCCCTTCTCACATTCTCCACATACAACTCTAGAAGGTGCTAGGCCTGCTTGCTTGTTGAGCTCGTTCAATCGGTCCTGCACAACTTTGACTACACCTGTTTGTGAATTTTCGTAAAACTCGTAGATGTGTTTGGGATTGGTAACAGTATTGGTATGATTGATGGTGATCGATTCGGTGGCTGCAGTCAATACTTCCAATCCAATATTGATCAATTTCTCCATGGCATTGGAAACTTGTACAGCTCTGACATCGGGCTCTATGTCAGCACTTTCCAGAGCCTGTAACATTTTTTGTTCTTCAAAATTTATCTGTTTGCTTCTATTAGCTTCTACGTAGCGTGTGGGTTTGAGTTTGATTGTCAACTCATCTATTTCCACAGGAGTATCGTAGTCAGGACATTGCACCGCGGCCAGGCTATCTCGTAGATCTTGGCTGTGTCTGTTGTCGTGTTGGCAGTGGGGGCATTTGCTGTCGAAATCCATGTTGTGCCCGTAGCTGGCAATACGTATGGCAATCAATATGGCATCCATGTCAATACTGGGCATTTCCCACGCATTTTTGATGCTTGGCACACAACTGGTCATCACATCTGCAACCCCGGAGCCGTTCATGAGTGCATCAGGTGTTTTGAGCGTGATCTCATCTTTGGTGGTCATTGGGTATATTGGCAACTCGCCGTTGACTGGCAAGTCAACAGCACCATCTTTCCACCAACGCCCGTTGCTGGGCAATCGTATGTGAATTGCTGGCTGTCTAAAATACTTCAATAACGGATTGTCTTCGGCTTTTGTATGCATGATTTTGTCCCATAAATAATTGATATAGTGTTATATTTATAGGGTAAAAAATCCATGGCAATAGAAGATAGACTCGACCGGTTAACGGATGCGCTGGAACAATTTATAGATCGTCAACCCGGCGGCAGCGGTATGAGTGTGAGACCCAAAAAAGATTTGTCACAAAATCTTGATGATCCGGCTGCTCGTGAAGCTTTAAGAAAAAACATAGGTGAATACACCAAAGGTCTCAAACAAACCACGTCAGCAACCAAGTCCTTGACTAATGTGTTTGAGGGTGCAAGAGAAGAACTCAACTTTGAGCAAACCAGAGAAAATTTTGATCTGCTGGACAAACAACTTGCAAAAAATATAGACGCGAGAGAAATAGCTGCCATACAAGAGCAGAAAGCAGAAATATTAAAAGCTGTTACTTATAAAACTGGCGTAACTGCGGCTGCAAACTTTGCCGGTGGCATGCTCAAAGCTGCCAACATGATCCTGGATGCCAGTCGTGCATTTGAATTGTCTATACAAAGTGGTGCCAGTGGTGTAGAAGCAGGCACACAAAATCTAATAGCCAGTATACAGGCCAACAAACAGATGGCAGACACACAGGCTGATCTAGTAAAAGATTTATCAGGCGGACTTGGTATGCTGGCCGGAGCCTTTGGCAAATGGGGCAAGATAATTGGCGGTATTGTTACCTTGCTTGGCCCGCTGGTTTCGTCCTTCATGAAGTTTGACAACGATCAGCAGGCCAAGGCTGCAGAACATCGTGCCAAGCTCATGGGTGAAGAGCTGAAGAAAACTGAAGAAAACTACACCAAAATCACAGCCGCTGGCGCAATGTTTGCCAACGGCATGGGCGAAATGCGGGCCCAGGCTGCTAATGCTGGTATGATGCTGAAAGACTTTAGTGGGATGGTCACACAGAGTGTTTCCAGCCTAGCCAACATGGGCATGGGGATAGCACAGGCGGCTCAACGCATCGGCGGAGTCAGTAAAATTCTGCGCTCAAGTGATTTAGGCATGCAACTGCGTAATCTAGGACTCAATGTACAAGAACAAGGAGAAGCAGCCGCGGCTGCGGCCGCAAACTTGAATGCCAGCGGTCGACTACGTAGCATGAGTGATGCACAGGTGGCACAGGTCACTGTGGCCTACACCAAAGACTTAAAAATCTTGCAGGGCATCACCGGAGAAGATGCCAAGAAGAAAATGGAAGAAGCACGAGTGCGAAGCATGGAAGCTGACCTAATGGCGCAGACCTTGGCCAAAGGCGGTCCTGTGGCCATGGAAAAACTGCGTAATCAGTTGGCCACCATGCCCGAGTCTATGAAAAAAGGCTACATGGAATTTGTCAGTACTGGTGGTACTGCTGTAGCCGATGCGGCTACCAATGTGGCTATAGCTCAAAATCCCAAGATCATGGCGCAGTATCAACAGATGTATACCACCTTAGGTGATGGCAGCAAAGATGCCAGCGCGGCCCTGACAGAAACTGGTTCACTAACAGAACAAACTGCCAAGTATGCCAGGGAACACGCTGCCTCGGTCAAAGAAATGGGCTTGGCAGCTCGTGTGGGTGCCAGTGATATTGGTGCGGCCACCATGACCATACACAACGATTTGATCTTGGCCAATCAAAAGTTTACTGAGGGTGTGACAACGGCCACAGCAGAAAATGTTGACAAGTTATCCAAGACTCAAGATCCGCTGACTACGCAGATCAACAAGTTAGAAGAAGAAACAAAACGTGCTGGTGTAGCACTGGAAGAGAGACTAACTCCACAGTTGGCAGCGGCCGCGGCTGCCATGCCGCGTTTCACTGGTGCAATAAAAGATGCCTATGAAGCCTTGGGGCTTTTAGGCGGTAAAAAAGAAGAAAAAGGCACTGGCGAAGTGGTAGGCGAATTAGGTGGCGCTGCGGCTGGTGCGGTAGCGGGAGCTGCCGTTGGTTCAATAGTTCCTATACTTGGTACAGCCATTGGCGGCATTGTTGGTGGATTGCTCGGCGGCTACCTTGGTGAAAAGGGCGGTGGTGCACTTGGTCGATCATATGATAGAGCCTCTAGAGAAAGTCCTACAGGATTTGGACCGGACATTACTACCAACGGCATGAACTTTGGTTCTTTTGCTAGGGGTGGTATAGCAGAAGGTCCAACCACAGGATTTGCTGCCATGTTGCACGGAGTGGAAGCTGTTGTACCCTTGCCCGATGGCAAAGCACTGCCGGTCAATTTGGATCTAGGTAATTCATCTTTGTTGGCCAGCATTGGTAAACTCACTGCTGATTCTGTTGCTACCAACAACACACCAAACAAATTGTCAGAAGATACTGCTGCCATGATACGACAGCTAACTGATACCATTGCAGTATACAATCGAAATACTGGCAATGATGCATCAAGCAAGGCCCTGGAAGACATGGCCAGTTTGATGAAGTCCCAACTGGACAAGCACGATGAAATGATCAGCCATCTCAAAGAAACTGTGGACATCAATCAACGATTACTAAATCAAAGCTATGCTTGATCCTCGGTAAATACACTACAGAGGAATTTATACAATGAGCTGGAAGAAGTACTTTAAGTCTGCAAACTTGCCCACCAATATCAGCCCCATGGGCAGTGGCAATCGTATGCCTGATCCTGGCTATCGCAACTATCAAAGCAATCTTCCAGAAGTGTACATTGGTCATCCCAACCGTGTTGAACGTTACAATCAATACGAACAAATGGACATGGACTCAGAAGTCAATGCTGCCTTGGATATTCTAGCTGAGTTTATGACACAGCGTAACGATGACAACAACACAGCATTTGATATCAAATTTCATGACAAGCCCACGGACAACGAAGTCAAGATCATCAAAGAACAACTACAGCAATGGGTCAACTTGAATGAACTCAACGAACGCATATTCAAGATAGTACGCAACACCATCAAGTACGGTGATCAAGTGTTTATACGTGATCCAGAAACATTCAAGATGTTTTGGACAGACATGCCCAAGGTCACCAAAGTCATTGTTAACGAAGCCGAAGGCAAAAAGCCTGAGCAGTATGTGATCAAAGACATCAACCCCAATTTTCAAAATCTAACAGTGACCGCAGTGGCAGCCACTGACACCTACATCAATCATCCGCAAACAGGTGGACCATCGGGCAGTTATGTACAGCCCAAGACTCCCTATGCTGGTGGATCGCGTTTTGCTCATGCACAAAACGAAGCAGTGATCAATGCCGAACACGTGATACACATGAGCCTGACAGAAGGCTTGGATGTGTATTGGCCATTTGGTAATAGTGTGTTGGAAAACGTGTTCAAGGTGTTCAAGCAAAAAGAATTGCTGGAAGACGCCATCATCATCTATCGTGTGCAACGTGCGCCGGAACGCAGAATCTTCAAGATTGATGTGGGCAACATGCCGTCACATATGGCCATGGCTTTTGTGGAACGCATCAAGAATGAAATTTGGCAACGTCGTATTCCTACACAAACTGGCGGCGGCGCCAACATGATGGATGCCACATACAATCCACTCAGTACCAACGAAGACTATTTCTTCCCTGTCACAGCCGACGGCCGCGGAAGCAGTGTAGATACACTGGCGGGTGGTACTAATCTAGGCGAAATTACAGATTTGAAGTTCTTTACCAACAAGTTGTTCCGTGGTCTGCGTATTCCTGCCAGCTACCTACCCACAGGCCTGGACGACGGTACACAAGCAGTCAGCGACGGCAAAGTGGGCACAGCCTTGATACAAGAATGGCGTTTTAATCAGTACTGCAAACGTCTACAGCGCATGATTGTTACCAAGTTAAACAGCGAATTCAAGTTGTTCATGCGCTGGCGCGGTATCAACATTGACAGTCAGCTATTTGATATTGAGTTCACAGAGCCGCAGAACTTTGCACAGTATCGTCAGGCCGAAATTGATGCCGCACGTATTGCCACATTTACCAATCTTGAACAGATTCCTTATCTGAGCAAACGTTTCTTAATGACTCGCTACCTGGGTCTAAGCGAAATGGAAATGAAAGAAAACGAAATCATGTGGAAAGAAGAACAGGGCAAATCCGAGGAATCTGCGGCCGAAGCCGCAAGCCTACGCAGTGTTGGCATCACTCCCGGCGGCATTGCTGGTGATTTGGAAAATGTTACGCCTGATCCTGGCATGGAACCCGGTGCCGAAGCTGGTGCACCTGCAGGTGCAGGCGTCGCCAATGCCGGAGGCGCAATGCCCGCAGGTGGTGCAGGCAGCGTGGGTGGACCTGGTCCTGCCGGCGCAGTTGTATAAATAATCTTATGTTTATCACTGAACTTTACGATCAAATTCCTGAACTATATCATTCTGAAAAGGATGACAATAGCACCATGAAATTGAAAGATCTACGCAAAACTAGGCTTACTCTTGGACACCTGAACAAGCTGAGAATGGCCAACGATATACGTAAATTTGAAAAAGAAGAAGAAGTAAAAAGTCTACAGGATCAGTACAAAGCTCCTGCAGCCGAGCCTGGTGCAATGCCGGGTCTGTAATATTCTTGTAAAACTCCTCAAAAACACCCATTTAACGCAGAAATGTACGCAGTTTTGTAAATAGTTTACAAAGCTACTATTTTTAAGGAGTTCTTATGAACAAGTATGAAAAGCTAATTGAACACATCATCAACGATGAAGAAGGTAAAGCTCGCGCTTTATTCCATGAAATTGTCGTTGAGAAGAGTCGCGACATCTACGAAAGTCTCATGGACGAAGAGCAATTTGGTGAGCAAATGGGCGGAAACCAAGTTGACGGCATGATGGACGAAATCACACAAGACGAACACGGTCTACCCGAAGACGAAGAAATGGACATGGATCATGGCGAAGAACCCATTGATGGCGACATGGGCATGGACGACGAAATGGGTATGGACAGCATGGGCGACGAAGGCAGCATCGAAGACAAAGTAATGGACTTGGAAGCTGACTTGGAAGCTCTTAAAGCTGAATTTGCACAGTTGATGGGCGACGAGCACGGTGAAGAGCACGGCGAACCTGACGCAGACAACATGGGTGGCCCTAGCGACCACGATGCTGACAATGCAGGCGACGAAGACGAATTTGCAATGGAAGCCAAGGACGAAGACGACGAAGAAGAGTCTTTGGAAGAAGCCAAAGAAGAGGATGACGACGAAGAAGACGACGAAGAAGAGTCTATGGAAGAGTCACGCAACTATCGTAAAAGCGAAATTGACTTGATGCGCGAATACGTAGAAAAAGTCAGTACTCCAGCCAACTCTGAAGGTCAAGAAATTGGTAAAGGCGGCAGCGTAGCTGTTAACAAAAGAAGCCTAGATCAAAACAAAAACGACATGGGCGGTACAAATGCTAATATGACCAAAGGTGGCATGGAGCAAAACCCAGATGGCAAGCAATATAAAGCACCAAGCAATGAGTATACCAAAGGTCAAGGCACACTAAAAGGTGCTGAGAAGAATGTAAACCAACCTGGTGGTAACAAGGGTGCCCAAGACTTTTATAATACAAAAGCAAGTGCCAAGAAGCCTGAAGGCAGTACTACAGACGGTTCAGTTTCTGTAGACAAGAACAGCATTCTTAAGCACATCAAGTAATAGGTAAAATAATGGCTTTGTACCTAAAAGAGAATCTTACTTTCGACCGCGCACAGATGGTTGTTGAATCTGCTGGCGATGGTAAGAATCTATATATGAAAGGGATATTCATAGAAGGTGGTGTCAAAAACGCTAACCAACGTGTGTATCCCGTTCACGAAATTGAAAAAGCTGTTGGTACTATTAATGAACAAGTCAAAAACGGTAACAGTGTTTTAGGCGAAGTTGACCATCCAGATGATCTCAAGATCAACTTAGATCGTGTGAGTCATATGATTGAACAAATGTGGATGGACGGTCCTTGCGGATTTGGTAAACTCAAAATTTTACCAACACCAATGGGCAAACTGGTTGAAGCAATGGTTACATCTGGTGTGAAACTTGGTGTTAGCAGCCGCGGTAGTGGTAATGTTAACGAAAGCAACGGCCACGTCAGTGACTTTGAAATTATTACGGTAGACATTGTGGCACAACCCAGTGCTCCACATGCTTACCCCAAGGCCATCTATGAAGGCCTAATGAATATGCGTGGCGGATCTCAAATATTTGAGATGGCGAGAGACGCAACCACCGATCAACGAGTGCAGAAGCACCTACAGCAGGCAATGGTGGGCCTGATCAAAGACTTAAAATTAAAGGGAGATATCTAATGTTAGATGCTATCAAACCATTGTTAGACAGTGGCATCATGAACGAATCTACCAAACAAGCCATCAGTGAAGCTTGGGAAACCAAACTAACTGAAGCACGTGAACAAGTACGTGCTGAGCTTCGTGAGGAATTTGCTCAACGCTACCAGCACGACAAACAAGTAATGGTTGAAGCTCTTGACAAGATGGTAACTGAGTCTCTGACTGCTGAACTAAGTGAGTTCGCAACAGAGAAACAAGCTCTTGCTGAAGATCGTGTGAAATTCAAAATGCACATGACCGAAAGCGCACAAAAGTTCAATGGTTTTCTAGTCAGCAAGCTGGCCGAAGAAATCAAAGAACTACGTGAAGATCGTAAGGTATATGAGAACAGCATCAGCAAACTTGAAAAGTTTGTTATCCGTGCTCTAGCCGAAGAGATCAAAGAATTTGAACAAGACAAACAAGCAGTGGTTGAAACCAAAGTTCGACTGATTGCTGGCGCCAAGCAGAAACTTGGTGAACTACAACAGCAATTTATTGCTCGTAGTAGTGGTCTAGTTAAAGAAGCAGTTGCTAAGAATCTTGAAAAAGAGTTGACACAACTCAAAGAAGACATCCAAATGGCTCGCGAGAACATGTTTGGTCGTCGTTTATTTGAAGCTTTCGCCAGCGAATTTACTGTTACTCACTTGAATGAGAACAAAGAAATCGCTAAATTGCGTTCCACAATCGCTGAACAGAACAAACAACTACGTAAAGCAATTTCCGTTGTTGAATCCAAGCAGGCCATTGTTGAAAGCAAAGAAAAAGAAATCCGTATTATTAAAGAGTCAGCAGACCGTAAGCACACAATGTCTACACTGCTGAAGCCTTTGAATAAAGAGAAAGCCGCTGTAATGAGCGAACTTCTCGAATCAGTGCAGACCGAAAAGTTACAGTCCGCATTTGATAAGTATCTACCAGCCGTTTTGAACAACAGTGGTGTCAAGCAGTCTAACAAGACCACATTGACAGAATCTGTAAGCGAAGTGACCGGAGATAAAACTGCTAAAAAACCCGCAGTAGAACAACAGGCAGATACAAATGTCGTTGAACTAAAGCGTTTAGCAGGGCTTAAATAAGTAACTAACCTCATAAGGAAAAAGAGAAATGACACAAGCACTATTAGAGAGCCGTTGGGGCGAGACCAAAGAAGCCCTGTTAGAAGGCCTAAACGGTTCTAAAAGAACCACAATGGGTGTGATCCTAGAGAACACCCGCAAGCACTTGGCAGAAAACGCCACAATTGGCGCTACTGCTTCTAGCAATGTTGCAACATTAAACCGCGTGATTCTACCAGTAATCCGTCGTGTGATGCCTACAGTTATTGCTAACGAAATCGTTGGTGTACAACCAATGACTGGTCCAGTTGCACAAATCCACACACTACGTGTTCGCTATGCTGACACAGTAAGTGCTGGCGTAAATGGCGCAACAGCTGGTGACGAAGCACTAAGCCCATTCCGTATTGCTACAGCATATTCGGGTTCGGGTGGCGTTGCTCCAACTAGCACAGCTACACTTGAAGGTGTGCCAGGCAACCGTATCAATGTTCAAATCTTGAAACAAGTTGTCGAAGCCAAGACTCGCAAGTTGTCAGCACGTTGGACATTTGAAGCTGCTCAAGACGCACAAGCCATGCACGGCCTGGACGTTGAAGCAGAAATCATGGCTGCACTAGCACAAGAGATCACAGTTGAGATCGATCAAGAAATTCTTGGTTCTCTACGTGCTCTATCTGCTACTGAGTACACATACAACCAAGCTACCGTATCTGGTACAGCTACATTCGTTGGTGACGAACACGCCGCTTTGGCAGTTCTTATCAACCGTGCCGCTAACTTGATCGCACAACGTACACGTCGTGGCGCAGGTAACTGGGCAGTTGTAAGTTCAGCAGCCTTGACTGTTCTTCAGTCAGCTACTACTTCAGCTTTTGCACGTACCACAGAAGGTACATTCGAAGCTCCTACAAACACCAAGTTTGTTGGTACACTAAACGGCGCAATGCGTATCTATGTTGATAGCTATGCAAGCGACACAACCGCAGTCCTAGTTGGCTACAAAGGTTCATCAGAGGCAGATGCAGCCGCATTCTATTGCCCATATGTTCCATTGATGTCTTCTGGTGTTGTTCTAGATCCTAACACATTCGAACCAGTAGTTGGTTTCATGACACGTTATGGATACGTAGAATTGACCAACACAGCATCGTCTCTAGGCAATGCTGGTGACTACCTGGCTGAAATTGCAGTAAGCAATTTGAGCTTCCAGTAATCACAAGGGTTACGCAAGTAAACAAAAAGGCTCTTCGGAGCCTTTTTTGTTGGCTAAGTAAAGATATGCACATTTATTTTGATTTTGCAAAACAGACATTGAATCAGGCCAGTCCTTTGATAGCCGCCTGGGCAGAACAAAATCATATTGGCTTGTTTGATTTTGATTGTTGCATGTTTGCAGACAATGTCGAGGAAATTACAAGCCAACATATGAAGTGGGTAACTGACAATTATTCGTCCATGGCTGTGGTAGAAATGCACCCGTATATGAACAATTATGATCGATATGTGGAAAGGACAGAGATGATTCAAGGCATGGCAACACAATTGAATTTGCCCTTGACCTACTGGACCACCAGGTATCAGTACTGGAACGAAGACATTCCAGATAAAACATTTTTTCCTGGATGGTATTTTGTTTTGAGA